ATACACGAACAACTCAAAGTTGCCTTTGCAACGTATGTTAAAGAGAGTGAAAAGTTTGAACAAGAAGGTGTAAAAGTCAGTGCCGTTCGAGCTCGTCAAGCTCTCAACGACATCAAGCAGTTGATCGTAGAACGTAGAAAAGAAATACAAGATCAAAAAGATAGAACATGAGTGAAAAACAATATCTTGAAAACATAGCAAACAAAGTTAAACTATACGCAGATGCAAAAGAACAAGCAATACAATGGCTTGTAGGTAAAAAGATAACTGATAAAAACAAAATACAAAACGCATTGATTATGAGTCAAATTTGGCTTGCACACAATCTCAATGAAGAAATCACAATGAGTGACTTGTTGATCTATCTTGGCGACACAAATGACTTTACAGAACTAGATGCTCGTGTTATACAGTTAGATGAAGACATGCAAAATTTAGGACTTAAAGAAGTATTAGAGGCCAGTGTAATATGATTACCACACCAATTGGAATGAGCAGAATTTATGTTTGTGAAGACACTGCAATTTGTGTCGTAAAAAACGTTGAAGAATCGGTTGTACATCAAATTGCAGAGTTTATTGATGCAATGAATTATACTGTCAGTGTTATCCAAGGTGAGCAGAAAGCAGCAGAATCTTTAAAGTATTACACAGCAGGCATGATTGTAACAGAAGAAGAAGCAGACCAACTCGTAAAGGCATTGTCATGAAGATTGAAGCAAAAAATATGATTTTAACCAGCGGCACCAAAAGTATTGCGTTTGAAGTAAGACGCAAACGTGACATTGCCTACATTGATTATTATGATGACACGGAGTTTTTGTATCAGTTAGAATGTCCTGTGAAACAAGCAAATAAAATTTACAAGCAGTGTATTATGGAAGGTTATAATGAGGCGTTTTGACCCGATGTTAGCGCCCAACGTGTAACACTTTTGTAAATACAGTATGTTGAGAAACGACCTTAAAGAAGAATACAGAATTTTCTATATGGTTAAAGGCCACCTCGACGCATCACCTCAAACAGTAATAGATAGTTACAACGGATACTTTCGTCGACTATGGATCGATGGAAGTCACGGCGCACCTTTGTACGACTATGAAGAACAGTTCGAACAAGCATGGAGAGACAGACAGAATGGTTTCACGGAAGATACAGGAGTTGAGTAACGACGACTTGACTTACTTAGAGAAACTACTAGGCGAGCAATTTGCCAAAGAGTTAGAACAAGATAAAACTTGGTCACAAAAGAACAACTATGATCGCCCAGGTGAAAAGAAAAGCAGAATCATTCGTCTTATGAATGCAATCCGTGCTCAAAAAGATATCAAAAAAAGAACAGCAGAAAAGTGGTAATAACACTTGACATTAACTTTTGTTAATGTTATAAATAAACTGTTAGCGTTGAAGCAACGTGGACACATACTGGACCGCCGGGCAGTACGGCGCTGCTCCACCATAAACACATGAGAGTAGATGCACCTACTTTCCTGTGCATAGGACAAGGACCGAAAGTCACAAGTCGTGTGTTTATGATGGGGCAGAAATTAGGATCGACAGGTGTGAAAGTGAAGTGGAGTTAACCGGATGACTGCGTTATTGGTCAAAATTCACAATTGCAAATGACAATCGTGCGCCAGAGATGGCATTAGCAGCCTAAGGGTATGTGGGGGTGGGTACTACCTAGCAACAGAAGTGCCATACACACACGGGTGAAACATTTTATAGTTAAAGAACACCCAACAGAAAGGAAAAACATGAAACTATTAAGACTATTAGCCGCATCAATCATGTTGATGGGGTCTTTCGGCTTGGCTGCAAGTGCAGGAGAGCCAAAAGAAAAAGTAACAGTCGGATTTGTATATGTGGGACCAACAGGTGACCACGGATGGACATACAGACACGATATTGGTCGTCAGCAAGTTGAAGAGGCTTTCGGCAATAGAGTAGAAACTAGATTTGTAGAGTCAGTTGCTTATGGCGCAGACGCTACACGAGTTTTTACACAAATGGCTATGCAAGGTGTGGACATTATTTTTGGAACTTCATTTGGATATATGGATCCAATGATGGAAGTTGCAGAAAAGTTTCCAAATACAAAATTTGAACACGCCACAGGTTATAAAACCAATGGCACAAATATGGCTAACTACGGATTGCGCCTCTACCAAGCAAGACACGTTCAAGGTGTTATTGCTGGTATGATGACAAAGACCAACAAGATTTGTTATGTGGCAGCATACCCAATTCCAGAAGTTGTACGTGAAATTAATACATACTATCTCGGTGCCAAATCTGTCAATCCTGACGTTGATATAGACATAGTATGGGTCTATACTTGGTATGATCCAGGTAAAGAAAAAGACGCAGCAGACGCTCTGTTTAACAATGGTTGTGACGTTATTGCACAGCACACAGACTCACCTGCTCCATTACAAGCGGCTGAAGACAGAGGACTAGTTGGCTTCGGGCAAGCAAGCGATCAGTATCGTTTTGCTCCTAATGCTCAACTTACAGCAACTATTGACAACTGGGGACCATACTATGTTGCAAAGGTTGGTGCAGTATTAGATGGAACTTGGACTACAACCTGTGACGGACCAGATGGTTGCTACTTTGGACATATGAACGATGGATCAGTTGAAATGGCTCCATTTACAAACATGCCAGCAGAAGTAGAAGCAAAAGCACAAGCAGTCAAGGATGCTATCCGTGATGGTGAATACTTTGCATTTACAGGTCCAATCTACGACAACAAAGGCAATCTACAGATTGCAGCTGGCGAAGTAGCAGACAGAGCACACCTTGATAGCATGATGTACTATGTCGAAGGTATTGACGCAGAGTTGCCTAAATGATACCAGTAATCGATTTAAAAGCACAAGACGCTTTGGATCGTATTGACGAAGCCTACACTACTGTGGGCTTCGCCGTCTTTACAAATGCGTTGGATGCAGAAGACAACACCAATATGAAAAATTGGCAACAACAAATGAAAGCATTCTTTGACTTGCCAATGGAAGTAAAAAAGCAGTATCCTTATGAAGGTGATACCAACTTAGGATACAGTATGGTAGGAGATGAAAACGTAGATCCTACTGCACCAAAAGATATAAAAGAAAGTTTCAACTACAACAATATGCGTATGCCTGAACACTTGTGGCCCGTTGAACTAGAAGGTTTTAAGGAGAGCGCATTACAAAGCATAGACATTGCTGATAGACTCACATTGCGTATCTTGGGTAAGTTTGATGAAATACTCAACACAGATACTACCCTTGTTGATGCACATTCGGAGCCATTCAACACCACAAGAGTTATTCACTATCCTGCCTATGACGGACCTGTTGAAAACAAACAGATGCGTATTGGCGAACATTCAGACTATGGCACTATTACACTGCTATGGCAAATCAATGATGTGCCAGGATTGCAAGTGCAAGACTTGGAAGGCGCATGGCATCCAGTGCCATATGCAGAAGATGGTATTGTGGTTAATATTGGTGACTTGCTACAGCGTTGGACAAACGATTACTTTGTTAGCACCAAGCACAGAGTTGTGAATAGTCACATTCATCAACAGCGTTACAGCATGCCACACTTTGTTGATCCTACACCTGGCACACAAGTATTCAACTTGCGCAAAGGTGAAGCAGCAAAGTATCCGCCTATTGAATCAAAAGAATATTTGATGTGGCGACTGGCACAAAGTTATTAGTGCTACAATTTTACACACCCTAGTAAGGTTGACTTTACACGGTCAACCTGCTATATATTAATACATAGACACACGGAGAATGATATGAATCAGAAACCAAAGCCCATCGGTTGGGCAACAACTATCTCAACAATGTTTTCAATACCACGAGAAATGTGGGACAGTGTAATGACAGTAGAAAAATCACCACTACGCAATCTAGACCCAATGGTAGCACACATGATCTTCCAGTGTTTGTTCTTTATTTGGTCAGGTTTGTTTGCCGTAATGGTTGGCAGTTATTATGCGTTTGGTATCAGCGCAATGTTCCATGTTTGTTTGATTACAGGTATTACACTTACAGCAACAGTGTTTCGTCAGGCAGAAAACAATCCAGAATCAATCAATAAACTTTTGCAGTCAGGAGCAAAGTATAACGGACGTGGCGCAGGAGGCGAACATGAGTGATCGTATTAATTACTGCACACTAAAAGACCTAGGCAAAGCATTTGCTATTATTGCTTTCTTTATGGTAGGTGTGCCTATTTTGCTTGCAGATCAAAAATATTGTAACCAAAGTATTCTTTTACCTTGCTTCCCATGGGCAAACACAGAATGAAATATAATATTTTGAATAGTAGCTCAGGCGAAACGTTTGCAATGGATTTTGATAGCGAAGAGCAAATGAACGACTGGCTTGCAGAAACAGGATGGGTGTGTGTTGGAGAACATGATGCATATCTACCAACTAGACATGAACGTATGAAAAACAAAGAGGAGTTTGCAGGATGGGGAAGTTAAAAGAACTATTACGTGTAGAGTTTCCTTGGGCTAAAGATTTGCCAGAGGTCACAGGTAGATGATTGATCCAAAAGCCCAAGCACAAAAAACAGCAGAACACACATTTGGCGGATTTATGAATTGGACCAAATACACAGTTTATGGATCACTTGCTTTCTTCCTTGCCGTGGCCAGTTGTAATTTTGGCGTAGAAACTGGAGAAGGTAAAACAGGATCACAATATGATGGGAGTGTATATTCTCCATCAAATCTAAATGTAAAGGATAAAAAATGAAACTTAGACTAGCAGCACTAGGTGCATTAATTGCACTAACATTTGCATTACCAACAGGAGTGTTGGCAGCAGATATGACGATAGATATGTTGAACAAACGTGACGACGGTGCTAAGATGGTGTATTCAGAAGACATTGCACGTATTGATGTTGGTAACACCATTACTTGGCTACCAACAAGTAAAGGTCACAACGTTGAGTTTATCGCAGGCCCAGATGGTTGGGACGCACCAAAGAAATCTAAACTAGGCAAAGAATATGCCTACACATTTGACACACCAGGTGTTTATTTGTATCAATGTACCCCACACAAGTCAATGGGTATGATTGCAGTTGTGGTTGTAGGCGATGGTGATAACGACATCTCAGACGCTAAGGTAAAAGGCAAGTCGAAGAAAAAACTAAAAGAGATTTTGGAGCAACTGTAAATGACAGCATTAGCCCAAAAAATCTATGCACAAATACCAGAGTTCTGTATGAGTCATTGGCTCATACGGATTCCACTAATCGTTGTATTCTTACAGCAAGGCATCAGCAAATTACCATTCAGTGTAGAAGCAGCAGAAGCAATGGACCTGCCAGCATTGGTTTGGTGGTTTGTAGTTTATGGTGAAATTGGCGCTGGTATTGGACTAGCAATTGGCGGTATTGTTATTGTTAAGGCATTGAAAGAACTACAAGATCTAATCACACGTTTTAGTGGTATTGTTATTTGTAGTATTATGACAGGTGTTATTTGGACACTGCAACCTGAGAACTTGTGGGAGTTTTTGTTATATGATCCATTCCACGTTATGTTATGGGTTGGTGGTTTGTTCTTTGCACTAAGAGGAAACAGAACTTGAAGTGGCTTATTGTTTTTGCAATGATGGAAGCAGATCCATTTGCAATAAAAAGTTTGCAGTTTGACACACAAAACGAATGTAAAGCGTACATCAACGATCCTGCTAATAGCGACAGACTTGCAATAGAAGTTATTGATGTTGCAGGATTTAACGATACAATAGTAAATGTTGCTTGTATGCCGGCTAATAAAATAACGAAAGAAGTATTAAATGAAACCGAATCTAAAGTTTAACCTGTCAGTAGAAGACATTGACATTATTGAAAAGGCTCTCACAGCAAAAGCAGGACGCAGAGGTATGCGTCTTATGCAAGGTGAGGACAGCGAACAACTTAAACAAGAGATGCGGGACATACAAAATTTATTAGGAAGATTGCACGAACAAAAGATTTGGTATCGTCCAAAAAATAAATTTGTACCAGGCGGATAGTGTTGCACAAATACAACAAAGTGATCTTTCTGAGATCAGTTTGTGCAGATGCAGCATCACACAATATAAATAAAGTGTGGGCTGGAAGTGCATTTCCAAGCCCACTTTTTAACGCAAAATAAAGAAGGAATAATATAATGCGCAAGGTATTTACCATTTTAGCAGCAACCATGTTCGCAGGCGCGGCATTTGCTGAAACAGAGAACGTAGCAGTTCCGGGTCCTGTGTTATCAGGCGAAGTAGCTCTTACATTCTCACAAGACGCAACAACAGACAACTGGGGTGGCGCAATGGGTCTAGACTTAGGTGTAGATGCAGCAGGTCTAGCAACTGTAGATCTAGATTTTAGTGCAACTGACGGAAACGCAGTTACACTAGATAACTGGACAGTTGGCACAGACGTAAATGGCATTGGTGTTGCTATCGGTGACGACAATGGCGTGTTTGTAGATGCAGAAGGCAACCAAACACTAGCGGCTCCAGCAATGACTGAGTCAGTAGCAGTGTCAGTTGGCGATGCAAGTGTAGCAGTTGGTTTTACTGACTGGGGTAGCGATATCACAGACATCAGCAACATCCAAGGTGCTTATACACTAAGTGACGTAGCAGGCCTTGCAAACGTTACAGCATCAGGTGACTACAACATGGACAGTGAAAACATTGTACTAGGTGCAGGCATCGGCGGTGTGACAGTTGGTGAAGCAGCTATTGGTGGTGCATTAACTTACGATGTAGATGCAGAAAAATTTGCATTTGAAGGTACAGCAGACATTATGGGTTTAACTGCTTATATGAACGGTGACCAGGATGACGCACTACAAAACATCGGTGGTGAATATACATTAAACCTAGGTGGCGCAGAGCTAACCGCAGGTGGTGTATATAACATGGATGCAGAAGAACTAACGCCAACAGTAGGTGTAAGTTTCAACTTCTAAAAAACAGAAGATACACATGTATCAAGGGGCGTTTCGGCGCCCCTTTATTTGTGACTAAATAACAGCATATAATGAGGGCTAACTATGTGGCAAAGATTCAAAAAATGGTGGAATGTTGATCACGTAGTAGATTTAACAGTTGATATGTTTTTATTATTGTTCGAAGTTATTACTTCACCAATACTAATTGTTATGCGACTAGCAAGATATCTTATAGGAGAATACGTCCTTGATAGAATCAAAAGCGGCATAAAACGTATTATCAACTGGTTGAAGAAACAACCTCGTTGGGTAAGTGTTGTTGTGATACCTATATTATTATTCACAACAATGATCATTCTAATCTTCGTGTGGATCTTTGGTGAAGCATGGGGAGAGTTCATAATGGAAGAATTTGGAGGGCAAGATGCAACAGAATGAATATGATGTAGTATTACTCAAATGTGTTGATGGTGACACAGTTGATGTGGACATTGACCTAGGCTTTGGCGTTTGGTTAAAAGATGAACGTGTGCGCATTATGGGTATTGATACACCAGAATCACGCACCAGTGATAAAGTTGAAAAAGTATTTGGACTAGCAGCAAAGAACAGACTTAAAGAATTATTAGCAGAAGGTGGCAAGCTAATTACCACAGAAAACAAAAACGGCGAGGATATGAAGGGTAAATTTGGTCGTATCTTAGGAGACTTTAGAGCACCAGACGGCCGCCTAGTTACAGATATAATGATCCAAGAAGGACATTGTGTTGCATACTTTGGAGGTAGCAAAGAAGAAATTCAAATGAAACACATGGCCAATAGAGAGAAGTTGTTGCGTGAAGGTGTGGTAAGTAAAGAAGAATACGACGAAGCTGTCGCATTGATGGAAGGAAAGTAATGGCTTTTAATACTAGACCTAGTACAATTGCAGAAGTGAACAGTTGGGTATCAAACAGACTAACAAACGTTTTAAACGAAATGAAACGCACACCAAAAGGTACTCCAGAATATGAATATCTTGAAGGTAGAGTTGAATATTTACAAAAGTTTATTGATGCTAGGAATAGTATAATTGGTAAAAAATTACCTGAATCCAAAAGAGATGCTTGGAAGAAAAAACTTGACAAACGATAAACTCCTGCTATACTGAATAGGTAATAACAACAGCAGGAGTTTATTATGTCGATGCACTTAGTTGGACCTTATATGACCACCACCAAGTATAATCGCAAACAGAAGCAAAGCAAGAACAAGCGTTTAGCAGCCAAGCAAGCAGAGCACGAAGCATGGTTAGAATCAATGGGTGTTGGCAAAAGCACAGCCAAACATAAAAATGAAATACCCGACTATTCAACAAGAGAAACAGTAAAGCTCAGCAACAATATTGCAGGACATGGACCACGCAAAGAGTCTATGGTATATTCAGGCGAGCGGCAACTACTTGGAATTGCAACGATGCACAAGTCAAACATGGTACCAGTATTTGCGGACAAGAAAGAAGATGCAAAAGACATCGCCGCAATGCGCAGAAATTAATCAAACATAAGAGGCAGTTATGAAAAAACTATTGGCACTTCTAGCCGTATGGACAATGTGTTCTAGTGCAACACAAGCACAAGATGAACTTATTACAGAGGAAAAACATCCTGAACACTATTGTATGGCATTGAACATATACTATGAAGCACGAGGAAGCAATCTTGCAGACAAAGCAGCAGTATCAGATGTTGTACTAAATCGTGTAGAAGATACACGTTATCCAAATACCGTCTGTGAAGTAGTAAAACAAGGCAAACAACACCCTAGCGGACAAATGGTACGTAATGCCTGTCAGTTCAGTTGGTATTGCGATGGTAAGAGTGACAATCCACAAGATGAGGATCGTTGGTTTGAAGCGCAAATGATTGCTTGGAGTATGCTGGAGTATAATAAGTATCGTGGTATCACAGAAGGCGCAACACATTATCATGCAACATATGTAAATCCAAGATGGGCAAAAGACTTGCAATTGGTAGGACGAATAGGTGCGCATATATTCTACCGTTGGGAATAGGTTAAATAGTATACGATGATATTAGGAATACTAGTAATGATTACGGCGCTGTCGATCAGCGCCGTTGCTATCTATTATAGCGTAAGCGGATTGGTTGCTATCTTTGCGGCTGCCGCTA